ATGACAGGATCGGAGCTTGCGCCAGCTGTTGAGCGAGTCATCTTCGATCTGGATGAAGGACAGTTTGTATGCATATTCAACGTTGACATCCCGCTGCGCGCCTCATTCTGGTACGACGACGTTGATCTAACTCCAGGGACCGTCAGCGCTGTTGGCGAATACTTCCGACATATTCCGATTGCCAGGTAGTATTCCGGCCGCTTTTTTCTCACACATGCGCAAGGATGCGAGCAATGCCGTCCCTCACGAAGAAACTCTCCAAAGGCTTCATAGTGCTAATCGCCGCCGTTCAGAGCGCCGGCCTTGAGACTACGATCGATGCAATCAAGAGGAGCTTCGCTCTTATAGCAGAGACCTCATCCTTCAGAGCGAAAGCCCATGAGCATTCACAGATCTAGCGCGAGAAAAGCACTGGCATTGGCGAGGTATGAACTTGCGAGCGTCGATGATCAACGCTTGAAATACGCAGCGCTTGAGCTCCGCATGGCAATCGAAGGGGTTACGTACGATCGGGCATTAGCTTACAAGGCGGAGTTTCCTCCTGAAGAGTACGAAACCTGGCAACCAAAAAAATTATGCTGGTTCTCCTGGAAATTGACTCCAGCGCAGATTCAGATAGCTCGCTCAGCTTCGGAATTGAACCTGCACCAGGACAGAGCCCTGAAGTCATGAGGCATCTAGGGGCTGAAGTTGTATTTAACCTTCAGATCATCAAAAAACACTACGACGCTTTAGGTAGCTACCTACACTCACCATCATTGAAACATGTACGGTCCGGAGTAACTTCCGATTACGGAAAAATGCGTAAGCGTTGTGAGGAGATCGCCAGCTCTTTAGAGCGAGTGCTGGCCTCCTCCATATTCAATTGTACTCTCGGGGTATTTTCCAGCTTTGATTGCTGCGAGTGCAATACACGCATACGCAGGAGGATGCCCCGTGGAGTTGACAGTATCGAAGTCGACTGTTTCAACTGCTCAGCTAGTTACACTCTCACACGAACATCAGATGATAAAATTCTTAGAGAGCTCCACCAACACGAAATAGCCTGCGCAAACAAAAATTGCAACCACACCATAATTGTTCTGCGGAAAGAAATTGTTGCAGGTAGACATTGGACCTGCAAAGAATGCCACGGGCGCAATGAGTTCCACCTCGGCCTAGTGCATTATGAATCATATTGATCAGAAAACCGGTACATGCAAACAACCATCTCTTACTTGCTCTAGGCGAGGCAATCTAGCAATCCTAGAAACCTTGCCAGGACAAACGCTGGGCTTTTCACAGCCCGGAGTTCGAACCCAAGGGTCGTCAGCACACCTATGAAACCCTTCGATGAAATAGCGCAAAAAGCCTTTCGAACCCCTAAGCGTTATGTGATAACAGGCTACTTAATAACGACAGCCGTACTCGCTATTGGGACATGGCTGAGCATCCAACTTGATGATTGGATGTGGTTAGTGAGGTTCGGCGCATTTCTAGTGTGTCTAGCGATGATGTTTGAAGTAACTGGAGTGCTTGAACGGTACGTCAAGAATATCTTCGGTGTTATTGAAGGCGCTACCGTCGACGTCGTACTAATGCAGGTGAAAAGGCGCCCACACTTATATGGTGTTTCCTCAGAAACCACCACCCAGCAAATCCAAGAGATAGCTGAGAAAGAACAAAAACGTCGCTCGAAATATGCAGACGACCTTATGCGCAACGCCATCGCCAGAAAGGTTCAGAAGCATGAGTTTATTCTTGCTTCCGTAGGCACTTTGCTTTGGGCCTTCGCAGACCTTTTGAACAAGCTGTAGCACCTACACAAAGCCCCATTCTATACGTTATAGAATGGGCTTTGTGTATGCTGGCCCCGGCCTACGAGCATCGGAGACCACCGTGACAGAGCCCTCCCTAACCTTCAAATGCCTCGGCCACACCAAGCGTGGCGACTTGATTGAGTCCTACCAGCTGGAAGTGACCGACACCCGCGATGGCACGACCGTACAGATCTCAGTACCGACGAGGAAGCTCATTTCAGCTCATAGCATGAAGAGCATTCTGCTCAGCCGAAAAATGTTCTACTCCGTCACGCAGCGCAAGCACGAGAGTATGCTGAGCGAAATGTTCGATCAGCAGCAGCTTGACGCAGTCGAAGGCTAGCCCGGTCTGCTGGGCTTTTTCGTGCCCACCTGATGCAAAAGCCCAGCGCTAGCTGGGTCGTGCATCACCGCTGTAATCAACTTTTGAGCTTGTAAACCAACCAAGCCGCATCGCCACCCGAGCTAATATCGTCGTAGAACATTGTGGTGTCACAGTAGTGCACGTTGATTGCATTCATGACTGCCGTGATTGCACCAAGCATCTCTTTGATCAGCTTTCTACTTACGCCGCCCAACGGCTGAGCCTCACGATCATAGAGGTGGTTCTTGTCCTGGTGGGCAATCCGCTTGTTGCGATGATCTCGCGCGAATTGAGCCTTGAATAGCGCCTCCTCACACAGGCCCGCTACCTCCCTGCGCAATCCTTCGTTGGCGATCAACGCAGATAATGCACGGATAGAGAGATTCTGTCTGCCAGACATCTGCGCTGGATCGGTCAATCGGCAGATCCCCTGGATCACTGAGTCCCACAGACTATCTTGAACCACCATGAAGAATAAGCCCGCGGTCTCATTGAGCGTGCGCACGGTTTCCTCGCTTTCGCCGTAGAGCTGCTTGTACTGCTCCCAAACGAGGTGCACCTCAAGGATTTTCTGGTTGAGGTGCCAAAATGCTGTGCCAAGTACCTCACCCATTGAATCCATGTAGTACTCAAGTACTTCTTCGCTGCTCCTACTCCTAGTAGTCACGCTGCCTCCAAGTCCTGTTGTAGCCAGGCACGATACCGTGCTCCGACCCGGGCAACCAGATGCAAAAAGCCCAGCGCGGGGCTGGGCTTTGATAGATTCCTAAGTAGGCTGGCCGCCAGATCTATTTTTTCTCATGGGCGTTGATAATCTCCATGATTTCAGCCAGCCCTTTCATCGACTCACCTGCCTGAGCCGGGTTAGCCAACATTTGCTGCATGAACTGCAGCCCCATCTGCTCACCGGCATCTGGCTTCTTGGGGATGACGGTCTCGTTTATGATATTCGTCATAGTATCCATTAGATGCCGCTGCGACTCCGTCACTGTCCGCTCAATCACTGCCGCTCGTTTATCAATTTCCGCTAAAACATCTTTGGTTTTGTCTTGATATTCAGCCATCACGCGCTGCGTTTTCTCGAAATTAGCTCGGACTTCCCTCTCGGAGTTTTTTGCCGCAGCTATGGCAACAATTGCCAAAATGAGCGAGGTAACACTTGCTAGAAAGGAAATTACGTCAAAAACACTCATGTTTTCCATAACGAGGCAGCTCTCCTAATGATGATTTTCGCTACAACCCGGCCGACCAATGCCGCATAACATAGCGTGTGGCCATCATGGTACATCTGAACACGTTCGCCCCCAACTGAGTGCCCATCCAGCGTGGATGGAATGCCAGTAACTGGGCAAAGGTTCGCCGTAGTAGCTTTGTGCCTTCAGCAATCAAGGAAGACGCAAGCATGGCACTCGTAATTGACGAAACAGCGCAGTACCTCAAAAAGACACCGATGTCAGTTCTCGGCAGTGCGGTTTGGGGAAGGATCCACGCAATCGGCAGCACCGTTCCCGTATCAGGGATATATCGCTGTGAAGGGTGCGGCGATGAAATTACGTCCAACAAAGGGACGGAGTTTCCGCCGCAGAACAAGCATCAGCACCCAGGCTCAGCGGCTAACATCGGATGGCGCTTGATCGTCCAAACCCAAACCAAAGGCTAAAGGATCTTCCCAGTCCTTCGCCTGCAAGCCCAAGGACTGGGATAGCGCCAATATCGGCGCGTTTATGACCTGGAGGTCAATGTGAGAGAAGGACAAACGATATTTCCCTACGTCATCGTTACATCAAAAGACGACTACACGCCTATCGCGGAAAAATTCGCCTACAGAGGTGTTGAGACTGGATGTGGCGTGATTACGTTTCTTTCAGAGTCTGATTTCAATTCCATCTACAACGAGCTCGCGGCGGTAGGATCTGGGTTCGCATTAATACTCGCCGACAACCTGAATTACTTTGGGGATGGCAATTTCTCTCGAACCTTCCATCACATCAACTAATCCTTGAACTACTGCCGGCGAATAATAGCTGGCCATTGATGACTTCGGTTTTTCCACCTTCGGCAAGGCTGTATGGGCCGCTGAATAAATATTCGGCGCGCCCATCCTGAACGTCAGCTTCGACCGGGTCACGCGCTGGGTTAGGGAATTCTCGTCGCCAGGCGATGTTGAAGATAAAACATTCTGAGTGATTCATGGATTTTTCCTGCGGCCATGCCGCGTCATGTTGGTTGTTTGGCGTCTTTGTGCCTGAGGATCAGGCGCACCTCGCACTTTCCCACTGTTCCGCCATCACCTGCAGGGCTTCAGCCTCCATCCGCCGGAAGTCGCTGAAAATGGTTTGTCGCTGGCCGATCGGTACGCCACACATCCGAATCACCCCGGAGAGAACGCTGTAGTCCATGCCTGTGCGCCACTGCGTGCTCATGGCCTCGAAGACTTTGAAGGCTTCCCAGTTGTCCGGCCAGATGCCGACCTCTGAGCCATAGTCCTCCGCGGTGAAAGGCGTCCGTGCCCTCCAGCGTCGGCTCATAGAGCGCGCGTGCAGCGCTTAGGAGTTTCCCAGGCGAGCCTCGCTGAAAGCTTCGGCGTAGGCATTCAGCACAGCCTTGGGGGCTGAGTTGATCGAGTTGACGAGGATTCGTACATTTTCAGGCGTAATCCTTTCCTCGATATCCCAGCCGACGACCACATCAAGCAATTGGTCAGCCTGCAGATCGATCTGAGCAGCAGTGAATGCCTTGAGGTCCATGTCTCCTACCTGCTTGCTCAGCTCGTCGTGCCGCTCGTTCCAGCCTGTGTACAGATCGGCCAGCGCGGTGCGGTCCAGGTACTTGAACTCCACCTTCTCGGCGCTATAACCGGCACGCTGAATCGTCACCGGCGCCTCGAAGGTCGGCTTCTGGATCAATTTGAACTTGGCCATGAGCTCTCCAATTACGCGGCGTAGCGAATGAATTTAGCGAACACGGCGAACACGGCGGTCACCGCCATAATATTATTCTTGGTGAGCGACGGCACGTTGTCGAACGAGGCGTAAGCGTTATAAACGATGACTCCACCCGAGGCGAGGTTGATGCGCACTGCGCGCGGCTTCTTGTCGTCGTCAGCTTCCAGCAGTACCTCGTTGTGAGGTAGCGCCGTGTCATCCGCCATGGTCAGCGTGAACGACAATGGGGATTTCGACGTCGGGATTTGGTGTTCGTCGTCTTCCTCGAGAAACGAGTACGTGACGTTTTGTTGCTCGCCGCCGGACTTGCTTGATTCCGTGACCTGGCTCACAGGCACCCAGGTCAGAATCTTGCGCACCGAACCACCGCCCGCGCCAGCTATGAAACGTGCCGCATTGGCCGTGTTGATCGACTCAAGCACGAACGAGTCGGCGGTCACGGTCTTGATGCATACAACCCGCTTGTTCAGGCGTGCCCAGCCCGAGGTGACCTCGACAAAATCGCCAACCTCTAGGTCATGGCCGGCCGACGAAACAACGGCTTCCGTTGCGTTGGTGATCGCCGTAAGAATGATCGGCGCGTCATACGAGGCGGCGATAGCAGCAGTCGAGCCATCGGGTACCGGCCGGGTTGACCTCTTTCAGCGGGGGCACGATTGACCAGGTGCGTCCTTGAGCGACCACTTTGTCGAGCAGACCTGGCACCCAGGCCAAACCCTGCGCGGCGATCTTGAGTTTCTTGTCGCCCTGCCGGATGAGGCTGTTGTTTTGAAATTCGAGGCCGGTAAAGTCGAGCAGGATGCCCTGAGCGATCTGTTCGATAGTGGCCCCCGGCGCCTCGCCGCCCGTCTCCGGGTCGTACTCGCCAGACTCTGTCTTGCTGATGGTCACGGGCTGGCCGAACTCTGTGATCATCTCCAGAGCCATTACGGCCATTTCGTCGTAGAAGGCCATGGTGGCTCCAGATGTGAAAAGCCCAGCTCGACGGCTGGGCTCCATTATTTTTCAGCTTTCGTCCCAAAGCTGGGACAGTTTTTTTCTACGACGAAGTAGCATCGCATCTGCGTAATGCGCGGCTTCATCTGCCAACACATCTCCGTCGGCCGGCTCTCTCGAAGCGATGGCGGTGATTGCAGCGGCTGCGTACAAATCCCAAGCTTCGATTTCCTTCTCGGTCACGCTTTTTCTTTCCGACATATTGGAGCTCCATGTGATGAGCTCCAACGCTAACACTATGCACGGACTGCAAACAGCCCGCGCTTTTGTAGGTAGTCGGCAAACTGCGTAGCGCTCTGCCGATCCGGCGCCGCCGGAAGAAGTCGGTTGCTGGTGTTGGAGATGGTCGCGTACTCCCGAGTTACCGCACCCTCGACGCGCTCCAGCGTTATAGCACCCTTGCGCTTCTCCACCGGGTCAATATCGTCCAGATGGATCTCGGCGGCCAGCGCCATCTGCCCATACTGGATGCGAGCAGGAAGGTAGTTATTCGGCTTGATCTCCTGATCCAGCAGCACTTCCCGGCGCGGCCAGGACAAGGCCTGCTCGCTGCTCATCTTGCGACCCTTCCAGGTCATGCCATCCATCACCAAGGCGGCCCGGCGCAGCAACGCTTCCTGCTCGGGAACACTTGCGGGGATGGCCGCGCCGAACTTCACGGCATACAT